TCATCCCTCGTTCTTTTTCGAGGATGATGGCTTCTTCAGTCGTGCTTCGTTGAGTTGCCGAATAGCCTCGCGGGTCGCCGACCCTCGAGATACGTAGCGCCTGATGATTTTCTCGACGTGCTCTTCTTCCCACGCCATGATTTCAGCAATTACGCGGATTGAGAGGCCGGCCGTGTAGAATTTCGTTGCCGCGGTTCCCCGCAGATCGTGGAAATGCAGATCTCGCTCCTGCATGTTTGCCCCGACCTTCGCCGTCCAGAAGGAACTGGCGAGCCCGTCCGAGGTCCATGGCTTCTTTCTGCTGTTGGTGAGGATAACCGGAGATCTTTTCGGGATCCTCGCGAGCAGCTCGTTCAGCGCGTCGTAGCGAGGAATAACCGCTTCCCGGCGGTGCTTGCTCTTCCCTGTCGAGATAACGATCGCATCTGCGCCTACGTGAGACCAGGATAGTCGCACCAAGTCGCTAACGCGAAGTCCGGTGTGAGCTGCGAGATCGACCGCAAAGCCAACCTCGTCAGACGTGACGGCTTTCAGCTGTGCGATGTCATCGTCGGTCCAGATGATTTCAGCGCGTGAGTTGCTGTACAGGTGCTTGATCCCTTCGCAGGGATTGGAGGAGATCTTTCCCATAGGGTCGACGCCGTGAGAAAGTATTCTCGATAGAACCTGCATTCCGACGTCGGCCGCTCTAGGCGTCTCGGCATATTGGTTCCGCCACTGACGAATGACAGGCCGGATTTTCTCTGCTCGGTTAAACTGAGCGATGCGGAGCTTGCCGAAGTACGCATCAATACGGTCGATCCACGGCGTCCATACGCGCCTGGTCGTGGGTGCCAGCTTAGGGAATTCCTTCACCTTATAATCTCGGATGACCGAGTGGAGCTTGCCTTCGTCAGTCGCATGCCGTTCGGCGATCGCCTCGTTGTACGAGGCCATGAATTCGGCCGTTCCGGGTTGGCCGCTTAGGCGAGGTCCTCCCCGCCAAGCATAGTAATAGACGAGGATCGAACCGCTTTTCTTAATCTTGACGGTATGGATACCCTTAAGGTCAATTTGCACCATTGCGCGCTGTAAACTCCGCAAGCTCCCGGTCGAGGTCATCATCGTCGGATGATCTCGGCGTCGTAAAATGCCACCGCATGCCTCCGTCAGGCAAGGTATCGAGTGCACAAGGCGTCAGGCCGCTTTCCTTTAAAGCGGCCAACGTCGTCTTGATGTCGCTGGACCTGATTGGCGCGCGCCTTCCCATCACACCACCTCCTCGCATGCTATCGCCGCTTTCCGAGCCTCCCATTGGCGCAGAATGTTTCGTTTCCTGGTGACGAGCTCCAGATGCGATGGCTCCGGCCTTACACACAGGCGGTTTCGGCAGACGTGATCAAGTTCCTTCTTCCCTGGAATGTAGCCGTGCTCGTTTGTCCACATCACGAGATGAACAGCGACCGTCTGGCCACCTAGTGACATTCGAGGATAGCCGGCGCCACGGCCCTCAGTTCCGGATGTTGGGCCCGTCCAGATCCAGCATCCGGTTTTATCGTCGACCCGAACGCGCGCCATGATCTTTTCGCGAATGCTGTCGCGCCGGTTCATTTACTACCCACCTCCCGATGCTCGGGTGCGGGTGCCGCCACGCATCGGGGGTTAGCTAATCGGTGCGGAATGTCTGAGAACCGCTCGTCGGGCTGCTGGCCGTCTAGCGCTGTGGCTATCTTAAGGATTTGGGTGATGTAAAAGCCGGTCACGCCGCCGAGATTTAGAAGCGTGTTGGCATAGTTTCGCAGCTCGATTGCGGCTATGCGCAGTTCAGCGTCAGTTGGCATCGCGCACCTCCCTCGTTTCGGGTGATGGGTATGCGGCATTCAGGGCTGCCACCAATCGCCCTGCTTCGACCTCCCAATAGGCAACCTCCGCTGCCAGCGCTCTGTCATCATCGATAGGCAACTGTGTGTGGGTGCAGAAGGTCAGCAAGGCATCATCATCCGCATCGTAGATGTGAACCTCACCATCCTTGTCGGTTTCGACGTAGAATGGAGGCTTGAACGCTGGCTCGTCCTTCGGGAACATCTCGCGCAGGATTTTAAGACTGAGTGCCATCAGGGCGACCCTCCATATGTGTCTGGGGCGGTGGGGTGTGCGCAGACAGATTGATCAGTCCCGCAATGAGCGCGGCGATCGCATCCACTTCAGCATCGGGCCGCCCGTTGTTCACGTCGATCGTGATGAGGTCGACGCCGTCGTCGTCTAGGATGACACCCGTATCCTTGTGAGATACGCGAAGCGGCAGCTTCACGCGACGCTCCAGCAAGGCTTTGGAGATATCGTCGAAAGACATCTTCTCGTTCATTAGCCTGCCCTCACTCTGGTTGGCATAAGGATGAAGTAATTGTGCTCGTCTCCCTGGCACCGGAGGAGGGCGGGTGCAGCATCCTTGCCGACCAGCAACTCCGCCTTGTCGCCATCGAGGTGCGCGAGCGCGCTGTCGATGAACTTTCCATTGAAGCCGCTGACGATCTCTCCCGTTGCTTCAATCGGAACCTCGTCCTCTCCCTCGCCTGCCTTCATGTCGCGCGCGGAGAGAGAGAGCGTATCCTTGGTGAAATTGAAGCTGATCCCGTACGCGGCGTCCGGCGTTGCGATCAGCACGCGATTGACGGCGCCTTCGAGGGCCGCTGCGCTGAATTTCGCCAGGATGGCGTCGTCGGCTGGCTTGATGCGACGGTACTCAGGATAGTTGCCCTCGACGAGCTTCGTGAGCAGGACGGTCGATCCAACTGAGAGTGTGACCATCTGCTTGGAAATCATCAACTCGACGTCATCCCCGCCGCTCAGCAGCGCATCGATCGTCTTGATCGACTCGTTCGGGATGGTGATCGCAGGCAGTGAGGCAATGTCCTGGTCGAAGGCAATCGACTGTATGGTCCGCTTTGCCACGATGCGGCCATCGGTGCCGACAACATCCATGCCTTCATCTACTGGGCGCAAATGCACACCGCACAGATATGGTCTGGAGGGGCTGGTCTCCGTGGCGAACGCAACGCCCTTGATCGCCTTTGCCAGCAGCTCCGCCGACAGGCCAATTGTATGGTTGGCGGATCCAGCGTTGAGTTTGGGATAATCGGATCCCGGCATGGCCGGTAGTTTGAGCCTCGATCTCCCGGAGCGGATCTGGACCTGCAGGCCGTTATCGATGAGATCAATGTTGATCTGGGCCTCTGGCGCGTTTTTGACGATCTCGAGAAGTCGGTGGGCTGGACAGGTGAAATCCTGGAAGTCCTCCTCAACCTTCGCTTCGCAGCGGCTCCGGATTTCGATGCTGAGGTTGCCGCCGGTCACAAGGATACCGTCGCCATCCTGCTCGATCAGGAAATCAGACATGATCGGATTGGCGTGATTTGCCTTAACGGCGCCGATCACGGCATTGAGGGCGCTCAGCAGGGCTGTTTTTTCAGTTTTCAGCATGAGTGGAAACCTTCCTGCCAGAGAGCCGCGCCGCGATGGAGCGTTCATGGGATGGGGTGGCAAGTTCCTCAGGGCACTCGCGATAGATTATTTCCATCGCTTCGTTGATCTCTCCCAGAGCAAGGAGGCGGTAGCAGCGCGCAACCCAATCGCCGGAGGCAGACGGGAAGCGACCCTCGTACCACTCGGCAACCGCGTCCTCGCCCAGGTCGTCGATGTCGACGTTGTGTGATACTCGGATATTAAGAGGCGGGAGCGGCGGAACGCCTTCCGGAAGGCTTTTCAACCAATCCCGAAGCGTCTGTTGCTGCGGCTTCTGGAAATCAATCAGGACGTCCTTAATGACTGCGGTCATTGCGAACCCTCCCTGTCAAAACGGGATATCGTCGTCGAGGTCACGGCTGAAATTGCCGCTCGTCGAGGAAGAGGTTGAACGGGAGTTTTGGCCGGCCGCACGGTCGCCGTCATAGCCGTAGTCTTCGGCGCCGTTGCCGCCGGCACGGTAGCCTGATCCGCCGTTTCCGCCGGCGAGCATGATCAGCTTCGCATCGAAACCTTGCAGGACGATCTCGGTCGAGTAACGGTCATTGCCGCTCTGGTCCTGCCATTTCCGGGTTGTGAGCTGGCCCTCGATGTAGATCTTGTGGCCCTTCTTCACATACTGCTCGACAACCTTGCAAAGGTTCTCGTTGAAGATGACGACCGTGTGCCATTCGGTCTTCTCACGCTTTTCGCCGGTGTTGCGGTCCTTCCAGCTTTCAGTCGTCGCGAGGCGCAGGTTGGCGATCGGGCGTCCGTCCTGCGTACGGCGGATTTCAGGATCCGCGCCGAGATTGCCGATCAACTGGACCTTGTTGAGATATCCGGCCATTCAAGCAGCCTCCACGCGTGCGGTCTCGCCCAGGGGTGTCGGAACCGGCCAGGAAAGGATGATGGCGACAAGAGCAGTCGCAAGCATGAGAGATGCACCGGGCTCCGTAGTGGCTCGCGTGTCGCCCTCGATCACACGCTCAGCGAACTCCACAGCCGCATGCAGATCGAGCGGCGCGACAGCGCAAGAGCCATCCCGCTCCTGCAGGGCGGCGGCGCCCGAGGAAAAGCTGCGGACGAGAGGTGATCCATCCTTGTGGATGCCTCCCGTCATTTGTCCCGCCTCCTCAGTCAGGCAGAGCGCGCGGCCACTCACGGGAAATCGCTTGATAGGTTTCACTTGGATCTCTGTCATCACACCCTCAGGGCTCTGGCCGCCGCGGCGACGGCCGCCTGCGAGACGATGTTCTCAAACCCGATCAGAGATCGGGCTAGTTCGGAAAATGCCTCCTCGGCCTTGGCTGGACCCCAGAGCCGGATCGCGCCTGTGGTTTTCGGAGGATGGCTGGCGGGAAACTGCGAAGCGCCGCGAGGGCCGAAGAGCGCAATCGCTTCAGCCCTGCACATCCGATCGTCCATGGACTTGATCAGCTTCTTCTGGTGCGCAGTCCAAAATTCGGGCGACGGAAGGCGAGCAGCGGCATAGATGGCGTCATCCCATCCCGCCTTAGCCCGCCGGATAGCCTCGCGGATTGCCAGTGTAGGCAGGAGCCCCACCAGCAAATCCTCCATGGGGCGCGTGATATCGCCCAGCGCCCATTCGTGACCATCATGAAGAAGGAAAAGCGCCGCTTCGAGCGAAGTGCCGCCCTCATTGAGGATAGCCTGAGCACCCATCACCGAGTGCTGCGCTATCGAAATGCCGCGACCGTTGAAGCGGCGAGCGCCGGAGAGCGTCGTCGCCATCTCCTGAAAGCAGACAACCGACTGATCGGGCGCAGCAAGATCCATGACCGATCCATCATTGCAGAAGGACCAGACAGGCTTGGCGATCAGACGCGGCAGCGGGAGTGATTGGCGAGCTTGAGCGACCATCAAAACCTCGTCGCGGCAAAGAAACCGATGAGGAAAAAGGTCACGCCTGACAGAAGGTAGGCGAGGGCCCGGTTCCAGATCGCCACCCTCTCAGCGAGGATGTCGAGCAGGCCCTGACCCTGGGGCAAGGGCGCATCGTCGAGGAAAAGACGCTCCGGCTTCATTGCGCCACCTGCCGAGTAGACTTGCGTCGAGCGATTTCGACTGCGACAGGACCCAGACGCTTGATCGTGGAGCGGGTCCATCCGCACTCAAGCAATGTTTCGGTGCTGACATTGCGGCCAGCAAAGGCAAGCTCACGCATGTCGTCAGCCATCCGCTCTTCGAGGGAGCGGACGCAGCGCTGGGGCACCTGGCTGGATTTCGGTGTGCGGATCGGTTCAAAGCGGATCATCGCTGCATCTCCTTAGATTGGGATGCAGATGATATAAGCGCAAATTACAATCCGGCACAAGCGAAAATTATAAGTGTCGCTTGTAAACAAATAGGCTGGACTCTTTCTCGGAAAGAATCAAAGATAAGAACCAAACAAGAACGACAGGCGAGAAATCAACATGGCAGGAGAGGTCTTGCTCGGTCACGCGAGCCGTTTGTGTATTGAGTGCGGGGACTGTGGTCGGAGTCGTTGGTTGATGCCAACAAAGATGCTGAAGGCCGGCATCACTCTCCATACGCCGATACCGGAGGTATCAAGCCGACTGGCGTGTTCAGCGTGCAGGGAAGGCGGCTTACCAGGCAAAAATGTCACGGTGCAGGCGTTCTTCAGTAAAGATGCCGACCGCGTCCGCGCGGAATATGAGGTTCTCAGAAGCCAAGAAGTTCTTTCAATGGGATCACGCGCCATAAGTGCTTGATCGCATATCGGTCGAACGTGATTTCCTTTGCAGGATTGTACTGCTCGACGATGATCTCCCTGCCTGTCCTTTGTTTCAGTTTTTTAATAAAGGACTTGCCGGCCTGACCTTCGGCCTCCGGGAAGGTTTCCACAACTACATGGTCCCCAGGGACGGGCTCGCGCCCACCGCAGTAAATGATCTCGCCTGGATCGTAACGGGGCACCATGCTGTCACTTAACACGTGAAGAGCAAAGACATTATTCATCCCGGCAATGCCTGGCGGCCGCCTCACGTATCCAGAAACTTCGCCGTTAAATGAGAAGTCTCCGTCGTCTCCGCCATACGACACCCCCATTAGCTTGACATCTAGGGGACCGGTTGGAGGAGCGGCCGGTTCAGATATTATTTCCGCATCAGCTAGCGGCTCGTCATCGGTATAGAGGATATCGCCGCGGGATAAGGCGGCGGGGTCCACACGGAGAAGCTCCGCAGTTTTCATGAGGTTCTCGGTACTGGGGAGATTGCGCCCGCTCTCCCACATCCCGACGGCCGCGACTTCAATACCCATGTGCTCAGCAAGGTTCCGCTGCACGAGACCCCGCCGCTTTCTCGCAGTTCGGATCGCTGTACCAATTTTCAGACGGAGTTCGCTTTTAGCCATGCTTATAAGTGGCTTAAGGGACACTTCGTCGTCTACGCAATTATCGCTTGTCTGAGTTTCTAAGTTATGCTTATATCTTAGCATGATGACGAACAAACCCGCGCTGGATGAAGCTATCGCTGCCGTTGGCTCGGCTAGCGAGATGGCTAGAAAATTAGGAATTACGCCTGCCGCTGTCCTCCAGTGGGATCAGGTACCTCCGGGGCGTGTGCTTGCTGTTGAGGATATGTCCGGCATCTCCCGTCATCGGCTGCGCCCGGACATCTATGGCCCTGCCCCCCAGGAGGCTGCGGAATGAAGTGGTCTCGAACATCTTGTGGTCCCCCGTGATCTGATGAGCTGAACCTAGCTCGCCGCCGGCTGCCATTCACTGAAATTCGAAGCTGAAAAATTTCATTGATTTTTCAGGGAGGATGCTTTGCGCACTATTTCTGACAAACAGGGATTGACCCTTAAGGCCGCGACGCGCCGCTCCGTCGGCATGGCTGGCGGAGGGGAGGCATTTTCCACCGTCACCCGCATCAAGGCCGGCAACCTTTCGAAGTATGGGTCGCCCAACGAGGATCACGCCGAGACCTTCATGCCGATCGATGTTGCTGTCGAGTGCGACATTGAGGCAGGCTCCCCGATCATCCTTTCCGCCATGGCTGAAATGCAGGGCTATAAGCTCGTTCCGGTCGACGGTGTGGAGCTGCCTGCCAGCAGCCCGCTGAGCGCAGTGGATGCTCTTGCGATCGCCAACGAGGCAGGCGACGTCGTGCGCGCCATCACACAGGCGATTGCCGATGGCCGCGTCTGCGGCGCCGACGAGAAGGAAATCACGCGCGAGATCGATGAGGCTATGCGCGCCATGAAGGCCGCCCTGGATAAGGTGAGGGCGAGATGATGGCTGATCGCTCGGTCTGGACCCCGGAGAATAAGGACAAGGCCGCGAAGATGTGGGCTGAGGGCCTTTCAGCCAGCCAGATCGGCACGGCTCTCAATGTGACGCGAATGGCCGTTCTTGGCCTCGCGAACAGAAACCGTGACGCTTTTCCGCTGCGTGAGCCGAAAAAGACCAACGGACGGAGCAGTAGGGCGATCCGGCCAGTCAGTACACTCGCGATCCGTGGTGCACGCAAACGGATGGTGGCGAAGGCATCGTCCCGCGTCGAGCGGACGCCTGCGACTAAAGCTGTTCCAAATTTCGAACCCATATGGGCCGCGCCCCCGGCCGACGGAGTTCGCACGGATCTCGGCCGGTACCGCCTCGCCGGAGCCGACCCGATCCCCTTCGCTGCCCTCGACAGCCGGCAGTGCCGCTTCCCGCTTGAGTGCTTCGAGGTGAAATCGGGTCCGCAAACGCCGTGCTGCGGGCAACAGACAGAAGGCCTCGGCGGGTACTGCCAGGCGCATATAATGATCCTGCGGGGAAGGGCGGCGTGATGGATTACCAGTCTTTCCTCCAGCAGAAGCGCATTCAGGACCCGGCAACCGGCATCACTGGCACCATCGATCTGCCTGATTTCCTCTTCCCTCATCAGCGGGATATTACGCGATGGGCGCTCCGGCGCGGCAGGGCTGCGATCTTCGCAGGAACCGGCCTCGGAAAGACCCTTATGGAGCTAGTCTGGTCTCATCGCGTGTCGGAATTTACCGGCCGTCCGGTGCTGCTGCTGGCGCCGCTCGCGGTCAGCCACCAGCATATGCGCGAAGCCGACAAATTCTCGATCTCTGCGCAGGTGGTCAGCGCTCGTGGTGCCGGCGCGATTGACATATCCAATTACCAGAAGCTCGATCACTTCGATCTTTCGTCGTTCGGCGGTGTTGCCCTGGACGAAAGCTCGATCCTCAAGAATGTCGACGGCCACTATCGCACGAAGCTGATCAGTGAGTGCCATCGCATTCCATTCCGGCTCGCGGCGACCGCAACTCCTGCGCCGAACGATTTCATGGAACTCGGTAATCATGCCGAGTTTCTCGGCGTGATGCGCTTTACCGACATGCTGGCGACCTTCTTCGTGCACGATGGTGGAGACACCAAGAAATGGCGACTTAAGGGCCATGCGGAGGATGACTTCTGGCGGTGGATGGCTTCATGGGCGGTGATGCTGCGCAAGCCGTCCGATCTCGGATATTCCGACGAGGGCTACGATCTGCCGCCGCTCAGCTATCACCATCATACTGTCCATGCGGAATACAAGCCCAATCTGGAAACCGGCCTGCTTTTCCCGATGGAAGCAAAGAGCCTTTCCGAGCGCCTGGCGGTGCGGCGCGACAGCGTCGAGAGCCGGGTAAGCATGGCGACCTCCATGACGCCGAAGGACCGGCCGTTCGTCTGGTGGTGCAACCTCAACAGCGAAGCAGACATGTTGGCGAAAGGTATCCCCGGCTCGGTCAACCTTTCGGGATCCGACTCGGAGGGGGATAAAGAGCGCAAGCTGAAGGCCTTCTCCGAAGGCCGCATCCTTCATCTGATCACCAAGCCATCAATCGCCGGCTTCGGCATGAATTGGCAGCACTGCGCCGATACCGGCTTCGTCGGCCTCAATGACAGCTTCGAGCAGGTCTATCAGGCAATCCGACGATTCTGGCGGTTCGGCCAGTCGCAGCCGGTCAATGCACATTTCATTGCCGACGAGCGCGAAGGCGCCGTCGTCTCCAACCTGCGCCGCAAGGAAGAGGATGCCGACCGAATGGCTGGGGCCATGGTGCGGCATATGGCGGACCTCTCTTCCGAAGCGGTGCGGGGCCTTGCCCGCGACGTGCCGGACTATGCGCCCGCACAGTCCATGACCATTCCCCACTGGATGACCGGAGAAGCCGCATGATCCATGCCGTCGATCAGCTGATTACCGATCGTTACGCAATCTACCAGGGCGACTGTTGCGAATTGATCAGGGGTGTACCGGATGCGAGCGTGCATTTCGGGATCCACTCTCCTCCCTTTGAGGGGCTCTACCGGTTCTCTAATTACGATCGCGATATTTCCAACAATGACGGTGAGGATTTCTGGACCCACTACGGGTTTCTGATCGCAGAGCTACTCCGCGTGACCAAACCCGGCCGCCTGCACTCGGTGCATTGCATGCAGTTGCCGACCTCGAAGAACCGAGATGGCTTTATCGGCATGCGCGATTTCCGGGGTGAGGTGATCCGTGCCTACCAAGCCGCTGGGTGGATATTCCATTCCGAGGTTTGCATCTGGAAGGATCCCGTCGTCGCGCAGCAGCGCACCAAGAGCATTCGTCTTCTGCACAAGCAGATCGTAAAGGACAGCTCTCTTTCCGGCATGGGTCTGGCGGATTACGTCGTGACGTTCCGCAAGCAGGGCGAGAACGAGGATCCCATCAAGGGCATGTTCGACACCTTCCATGGCGAGGGGCTCGACATCAGCCAGGACGGCTACGAGCGGTACTGCCGCGGCATGAACCCTGGACAGAAGCCATGGCCGATCGACATGTGGCGCTCAGTGCTGGTTTGGCAGCGATATGCTTCGCCGGTTTGGTCCGATATCCGTCAGACGCGCACCCTGCAGTATCGGATGGCGCGCGATCATAAGGACGAGCAGCATATCTCACCGCTGCAGCTGGATGTGATCGAGCGATGCCTTGATCTGTGGTCATCGCCTGGGGAAACGGTGCTGACCCCGTTTCTCGGTATCGGCTCCGAAGTCTTTGCTTCCGTCGATATGGGCCGGCGAGGGATCGGTTTCGAGCTGAAGCCATCCTATTACGCGCAGGCGGTCCGCAACCTCGCTGAGCTCGACAAGCCAGAAGAGGAGCGCCTCTTCGAGGACGTGGAGCAGGAGGCGGCGGAACATGCATGAGCGCACCCGCTTCGTCATTGTGACCGACCGGCCGGATCGGGCGCTCGCCTACATGCTGTGCTGCGCACCGACGAACGCGCCGAAGTGGGTTAGCGTCCTTTCCGATCCCCAGGCCATTCTCGCGATTGAGGATGGCACGAAGTGCCGTGCTGTCTGGTACTCGCCTGGCGGCCCCAAGGCCGGTGCTGCAGAGTGGGCGTGGCGGGAGCGGCGACTTAAGGGTGGGATCGATTACATCGACGAGCAAGACGAGGCGCGGATCGTCGATTGGGTCAGCCGCCACAAGGCTCGCATGGCGGAACTCCTGGCTGCGGGCACAGCCCTCGGCATCTCCGACCCCCATGAACGAGAGAGCGCCCTGCCTCACCCCGAGCCAGAGATCAAGAAACTCGTTTTGACGCAAAGGTGGGTCTGATGATCAAGCTCGTGAAAAGAGATCGGATTCTGCTGATCGTCGCCCCGACCCTTTTCGAGTGCTTCCATGCAGCAAAGCAAAATGGCCTGGAGCCTCCGTATATTCAGGGGTTCCGAAACGTGACCAGAGCGATCCAGCTGCGCGGCGTTAGGCGCGGAACGCCATTCATTGCTGTGAATCGCGAGTGCTGGCGCGCCACCGCCGAGGGTTTCGATCTCGATCTGGCACTTGAGGCGCTGCAGAGGCAGGGCGCCGTGCGCATTGCCCAGGAGGACGATATCCATGCCTGCCGAATGTACGATGGCGTACCGATGCGGGAGGCCACCGCGTGAGCACCGTCGTCGACTTGTTCATCGAGGAGGCCCGCGCCGTCACCGTATTGGAGGCCGCCCAGATGCTCGGCATCCGGCACGCCAACAGTGAGCCGTTGACGCCGTACCGGAACTATGCGGGTCCGTGCCCTGCATGCGGTGGCAATGATCGTTTCTCTATCAATACAAGGATCAACGCCTTCAATTGCCGGCAGTGCGACGGGAAGGGCCGTGATGGTATCGCACTGATGGCTCTGGCAGGGCACCACAACGTAGCAACACGCGGCGGCCTTCTTGCTGCCTGCGCTGACGCACTCGGCAAGCCGGTCCCCGATGAAGACGAGCGCGAGACGGAAGAAGACCGCGCAGCTCGTCTTCAGCGCATCGTTGATCGAAAGCGGCGAAATGAGGAGCAGGCTGCTCAGAACGAGATCCGGCAGAATGAATTCCGCGAGCGGGAGATCAATCAGGCCCGAGGCATCTACCTTGCCGCTCAGGACGATACCGACGGCATGGTAAGCGACTATCTCCTTCGGCGTACCGGCTTCAAGGCCGTCCCGGAAGTTTTCGCCAATCTGCGATATGCAGCTCGGCTGACCTATTGGCACGGAAAGGATGATCGAGGCTATCCGGCGGAGCGCTACTGCGGCCCGGCGATGGTGGCACCGATCGTCAATCTCGACTGCCGTATCATCGGCTGCCATCAGACATGGATCGACATCGGGCGCGAGCCGAAATTTCGACCCGAGCTCGGCGCGGATGAAAAAGGCGAGCCGCTCCCCACCAAGAAAATGCGCGGGGTTAAAAAAGGCGGGCTAGTTCCGATTTTCGGCCTGATGACGGCCACCCGGTGGGTCGGTGGCGAGGGCATCGAGAACGGGATGGCGATCGCCGGCGCCGAAGGCTTCCGGGAAGATACCTTCTATTTCGCAGCCGGCGATATCGGGAATCTCGCGGGCCCGGCCGACGCGAAGTCGAACTTCAAGCATCCGAGCATCAAGAGAACCGATACGCGAGGACGCGAGCGTGCGGTGACCATCCAGGGACCGGAGCCGCGCGCCGATCAGGGTACGGACGATGCGATGCAGGTTCCGGAGCATGTCGAGAGCCTGGTGCTCCTGGCCGATGGAGATAGCGAGATTGTGTTTACCGCCGCCGCAATGGCCCGTGCGGAAAAGCGGATGGCCCGCGAGGGGCGGCGCGTCACCACGATCTGGCCTCCCGAAGGTCGGGACTTTGCAGACTGCATGACGGGGAAGTGACGTGAATCAGCATGTGAACATACCGGCCGCCGTCGCGGAAATGATTGCGAGGGCGGAAGGTCAGCGACGCTACTTCGACAATCACCCGGACCCCTTGATTGTTGAAGGTGTCGGCGCACGCGAACCCGCCCTCGTGCTTTCTGCGGAGGAGTTGCTCGAAGAATGCGCCGCGCTGCCGGAGACGGATATCGGCAATGCCAATCGCCTCCTGACGAGGTACGGCCACAAGATCCTCTACGTGGCCAGAGTTGGATGGCACGGCTACGACGGCATGCGATGGAAGGAGGACGAAGACGGCTCTGTGGTTCGACCTCTAGCCCAGAAAACGGCGGAATTCATCGACGATGAGGCAATCATGCTGGATGCCGAACAAGATGAGAGGACCGCGATCGAGGACGGGCGACTGGCGCTCGCCGAGATAAAAGAGATTGGAAAACCTGACAAGAAGTGGTCCGCGGAGGATCTCGAGAGGTACGAAAAGCTCGAAGAGCGTGTGGCTGCCATGCGTGATGCGGACAAGGCGAGAGCAGGACGCATGTCATCTCGCCATAGTCATGCGAAGAGCTCCGCCGGCACGACGAAAATCAACAATATGCTAACCGAGGCCGCGCCTCATTGCGCCAAGCTGGTCAACGATCTGAACCTCGATCTCTATGCCATCAACACGAGAAGCGGCACTCTCCGTTTCGTCCAGGCGGAGAAGGATGGGCAGATCCGGTGGAAGGTGAGGCTCGACCCACATGATCCTCGCGACTTCATCACCAAGCTGGCTCCGGTGCGTTTCGATCCAGAGGCGCAGGCGCCCGAGTTCGATCGCTTCTTCAAGCAGATCATGCCGGACGTGGATCTGCGGCGCTTCCTGCAACGCTACTTCGGCTATTGCCTTTTGGGGCTCACCGTGGAGCAGTGCTTGCTCTTCTTCTATGGAGCCGGGCGCAACGGAAAGTCCACGCTTGTCGATCTCATGGTGGACGTCCTCGGCGATTATGCGGTCTCCCTATCCATTGACAGCTTCGCTGGTGACAGCCGCAAGGGTGGAGGCGAGGCAACACCAGACCTTGCCCGCTTGCCTGGCGCTCGCATGGTCTCCGCCTCAGAGCCTGAGATGGGGGTTCGCCTCAAGGATGCGCTGATCAAAACACTCACCGGTGGCGACAAGATCTCGGTACGTCGACTGCATCAGGACTTCTTTGAGCTCATACCGCAATTCAAGATCGTGCTTCAGGGCAATCATAAGCCGATCATCACCGATGACTCGGATGGGATCTGGCGGCGCGTGATGCTGATCTTCTTCGAAATACAGGTGCCGAAAGAACAGGTAGATCCTGAGCTACCGAAGAAGCTGCGACGCGAGGCTGATGGCGTCTTCGCCTGGATGGTTGCCGGCGCGCTGGACTACCTCACCATGGGCCTCCGACCTCCGGAGAAGGTACTCGCGGCAACCGAGGAATATAGGCAGGAAAGCGATCCTCTCGGCGCGTTTATTCGAGGCGCATGCATGGTCACCGGTCGCGAGGATGACAGCGAGACGCCGGAAAACATGCACATCGGCTACTCCAACTTCGCGCGACTGGAGGGCTTGCCTGACTTCAAGGCTTCCACCTTCTCCCGGCGCCTGCCAGACCAGACCCGCAAGATGTGGGAGAGCCCGCAGAAGGAGATGAAGCAGTTCTGGAAGTCGAAGAGCGGCACCACGCTCTACCGCGGCATCCGCGTGCTTGATAAGTTCATGGGCCGCAAGTCCGACTCGACGGACGATGCCGACCGCTATCCACCTCCGCGCGACACCCATCCGGAGGACGAACTATGACCGTGCGTACCCGGACCCCTTGCTTTGCGCTCACGGTCACCCACCGCTTCAAAGGCCCATCGCGCCGCCGAAACGGTCATATTTGGGACGGTAGGGACGATGGAATGATGGTCCTGCCGCTTCCGTCCCAATCAAAGGGTGTGGGAAATCAATGGGTTTGGACGCTAGGGACGCTAGGGACGATAGTTTCCGCCTTATGTAGCGCGTGCGCGTGCAATGAAGGAGGAGGCCATAGACAGAAAACAAAAACCGTCTCGCGCTATAGGCACGGTAAATTATCGTCCCTAGCGTCCCTATCGTCCCAACTTTTGAAATTCCTCAATAAAATCAATTGTGCCTTCTTCAACGTTTTGGGACGCAAGCTTTCGATTTGGGTCGATAGCTTCGAATTTGGGACGGAAGAGGCTGGAGAGGGTGTCTCAGCATGAAGAAGATCACGATCGAGGCTCTTTTGACATGGGCGTTTGTTGAAGAACTGTCACTCACCGGCCGCGACGATGGCCCGGATGGCTTTGCATCCTCATCCTACGCCTTCGATCAGGTTGCTTTGCTCGGGTGCATGATTGATGGAAAGGGGACGCCGTGGGATCAGCTGAAGGTACACGTTCCTCATCCCGACGCGGTTTCGGTTGGACAGGCCGTCAGTGATCTATCCAGGCGCGGAGGTTTCGAGATCCTTCTGCCGGCTCGGCCATTCCCGGATTGGATTGACGAGCATGGGGTGATTGCGCGGGAAGTCGACCAGATCATTGCTACGCTCGATGCGGCAATGAAGGACAGCCTCTACGTTGCCAACCTCGTGATCAGCTGCGCCGTTCTGGGTAAGGGGCCTGACTGGGAAGCAATCCAGCCGAAGGTGAAGCCGTACAGCTACAATGGGACGAATGCAGCGTGGTTCATCAAGCGGAAGGCAAAAGACAGTCTGGGGCGCATCTATGAGTACGAAGACGATGGGTTCGACTACCGCAAGCGCCGCCCGATGAAAGGTGCCTACCACAAGTACCGTCTTACCCGTTCCATCCGCGGCGATCTGATCTCCAGGCTCGATTGGCAGCTGTGGCAATCTGCTTTGGAAGCGATCCATGACTCGCTGCATGGTAGGCTACAAAGCCATGATTTGATGCCCTTCCGGCCAAAACTGCACCCATGGGCGCCCATGCGGAAAGATGAGGTTGCTGAATACGCCTTTGATATTGCAGCGGAATAAAATTCATAAGGGCAATTGACCTGCGACCGGTGTTTGGTGCATCTTGTGCATGTTCAAAAAGGACTTGAAAAACCCGCCAGCGGAAACGCTCGGCGGGTTTCGCTTTTCTAGCCTTGGAGGTGGCGCTTTGGGTAGGCTCAAGACGCTGCAGCCGAGGATCGGATCGCTTCCTCCCCGCATAGGCAGAGCGCCTGGTGATGAGCAGGCCAGACTACGCGAGCGTGATCAGAGCGTATCGTGGCGCAGCTGGTACAAGCAGCAACGGTGGCAGAAGCTCCGGCAGCAGATCCTGATCAGGGACAAATACACATGCCAGCAGACTGGCGTTCTCTGCATCGGGAAGCATCCAGCGCCAAACAGTCCGGTAGTTGACCACATCCGTCCGCATCGCGGTGATGAGCGGTTGTTCTTCGATCCCTCGAACCTGCAGTGCGTGAGCAAAGCCTACCACGACAGCGAGAAGCAGAAGCAGGAGCGGGCGCAGGCCCGGTGATGATGCATGGCTAATGACGCCGATCAGAGGCTCGCAGCGGTAGAGCGTGAGCTAGCAGATGTACGCCGCGAACTCGGTGAGTTCCGTGCTTTCTTCAAAGAGACCATTGCCCACTATGACGAGCTGTTGCCGGAGCGACTGGCGATCAGTCGGCAACGCAGGGTCAGCCGGTCCTAACCCAACGGGAGGGGGGGGGTGGGTCAAAAGTCTGGCAGGCCCTTCCTTCTGGACCCGCGCCCCTCTCATTCGGAGATTTTTTTCTCGTGAGCACGAATTTTGACCTGCTCGGCGACCCCATTCCGGAAGGATGGGGAAAACGCGGCCGGCCGCCACACATCGCGACGGAGAAAAATCGCAACAAAGTCATGCTGTTATTGGCGATGGGTTGGAGCAATGTGCGGATCGCAAACGCGCTCGGCATCACGCAACCGACTTTGCGGAAGAATTATTTTCAGCAGCTGCGTCAGCGTGACCTTGCTCGTGACCGCCTGGAAGGTGCTCGTCTCGATCTCGCTTGGGAGCTGGCGAAGGGTGGAAACGTCGGAGCAATGCGCGAGTTCGGAAAGCTCATGGATCGCAATGATCGCATGGAAGTAGAGCGTGAGTTGGGCGCTGCCCCTAAGCCGGATGAAAAGCCAGCAGCCGCCGAGCGGCTTGGCAAGAAGCAGCTCGATGAAATCCGAGCCCGTGATGCCGACGCCGACCTGATGGCCGAACTTGAGCGGGAAGCCTCCCACAATGCTCGACACTAACGAGGATCTGCCTCGCTTTGCTTGCCCCGACTGGTGGGAAAAGCTGCTGGCCGGGCAGACGCCCATGGCGGATGTGCCATACGACAAGGTCAAGGCCGGCAAGGCAATCGCGTTCTTCAACCGCCTTCGTCTGCCGGACGTCCCCGGAAACCCGCCGCTGGTCGAGGCATGCGGAGACTGGTTCCGTGATATGCTGGCGGTTTTTCTCGCCAGTGAGGATCCTGAAACCCACCTTCCCACTGTGTGGGAACTACTCTGCATGGTCCCGAAGAAGAACTCGAAGACCACATATGTCGCCGGCCTTGCCCTGACAGCGCTTTACATCATCGAGGCACCTAACCGGCAGATGCTTCTGGTAGGCCCCAGCCAGAACATCTCGGAGCGCTGCTTCGACCAGGCGCAGGGGATGATCCGCCTCGATCCGAAGCTAGAGACGATCTTCAAGGTTCAGGACCACACCAAAACGATCACCCGCTACAAGACGGGAACGTCGCTCGATGTGAAGACCTTCGACACGTCGATCGTGACCGGGGAAATCCCCATCATGACGATCATCGACGAGGTGCACGAGCTCGGCAAGAAGGCCAAAGCTGCAGCCGTCATGCAGCAGATCCGCGGAGGCGGCATCACGAAGCAGCGCGGTCGTTTGCTGATGATCACCACGCAATCCGACGAACCGCCCGCCGGCATCTGGCGTACTGAGTTGGACAAGGCTCGTAAGATCCGGGACGGTAAGGGCGGCAGGTCGCCAATCATGTTGCCCGTCCTTTATGAGTACCCGGTTGAGAAGCAGCTTGATCAGGAGTTCTGGCGTAACCCAAAGAACTGGGACTTGATCCTTCCGAACATAGGGCGCTCGATCGATCCGCAGGCGCTGATCGACGATTACGAGAACAATGGCAAGGTCTCGAAAGAGGCTGAGCAGATTTGGGCGAGTCAGCACCTCAACATCGAGATTGGTGTTGGGCTTGGAGGAGACGGATGGTCAGGCGCTCTGCATTGGCAGAACTGCATCGATCCGAAGCTTACCGGCCTCGATGTGCTCCTGCAGCGATCGGAGGTTTGCTCGATCGGGATAGACTGGGGTGGTGCTGATGACTTGGCGGCGCTGTACGTCATCGGTCGCGAGAGGCACACCAAGCGGTGGCTTGGTTGGGGCAGGGCCTGGGCTCGCAAGACAGTCTTTGAGCAGCGGAAGAGCATCGCCCCTCGTCTCCGCGCCTTCGAAGAGGCCGGAGATCTGGAGATCGCGGGCTCCGGCGAAGAGCAGGCCGAAGCTGCTGCAGAAATCTGCCTTCGTGTATTCAAGAGCGGTCTATTGCCTGAGCAAGGCGGTATCGGTCTCGACAGTGCCGGCATTGCATTGCTTCTTGACGCTCTCGAAGGCGTCGGCCTGGTTCAGCCACTCGTTCAAGCGATCGCGCAGGGATGGAAGCTCCAGACGGCCATCTCCTCCGTACCTCTCAAGCTGGAGGATGGTCGCTTCCTTCACGGGGATCAGCCGATGATGGCCTGGTCGGTCGGCAATGCCAAGCAGACGCTGCGCGGCAGCAATTACGTGGTGACCAAGGAAGTATCTGGCGCCGCGAAAATCGATCTCCTCATGGCCCTCTTCAATGCGGCCATGCTGATGTTCCAGAACCCAGAAGCTGCGAGCCCAGTCGACATGAGTGATATCATCTCCAACGCGGTGTTCGTCTGATGGGTCTGTGGAAACGCCTGTTTGGCAAGAAGCTGACGGCTCGTGACGGGGAACTGTACGAGTACTTTGGCGGTGGTGACACATGGTCCGGTGAGCAGGTCTCGGCGCATGGCGCGCTCAACCTGTCAGCGTTCTGGGCCTGCACGCGTGTCACTGCACAGACCATTGCCAGCCTATCGCTGGAGGTTATGGAGCGACGGGCTGACGGCGCCCGTGTCCGGGTCGGCGATCACCCGCTTCAGGAGCTTCTGGACGAAAATCCGAATGCCGATCAGACCTCGATCGAATTTTGGGAAGGCCGCGTTCTTGGTCTTTGCACGTCGGGCAACGGATTCGCTGAGAAGGTCTACCAGGGTGACCGACTTATCGCCCTTAACCCGATGCCTTACGACACAACGGTTGAGCGACTGAGGACGGGAGAGCTTCGCTACAAGTTCAATGACCGGGGCAAGACAATAGAGCTGCCAGAAAAGAAGGTTTTCCACCTGAAGGCCTTTGGTGACGGAGATGTCGGCATGTCCCCTGTCGAGTATGCCAGGCAGACACTCGGAACGTCGATCGCCTCGGAACGGGCTGCTGGACAGATGTTCGGAAACGGGATGAGGGCCAAGGGCTTCTTCACTTTCCCGAACCAGCTCACGCCGGAGCAGCGCGAGCAGGCCAAGAAGAACTTTGCGGAACGCTACAGCGGCCCAAATGCGCCCGGTGTTGGCATTCTTGAGGCCGGGGTCGACTTCAAACCGGTGAACATTAACCCGCGTGATGCTGAGATGCTGATGAATCGCCGGTTCAACGTCGAGGAAATCTGCCGCTGGCTGGGGACGCCACCGATCATCATCGGGCACGCTGCCGAAGGCCAGACGATGTGGGGCACCGGCGTGTCCGCCATCATGCAGAGCTGGCTCAATCTTGGCCTCCGCTCGTACCTGAAGCGGATCGAGAAGGCCATTTCCAAGCGGATCATGACGCCTGAGGAACGGCGCCGTTTCAAGGTCAGGTTCAATTACGAGGACCTCCTCCGCGGAGACACTGCAGCTCGCTCCGCGTTCTACACAGCGCTTCTCAATGCAGGTGTCATCACCATCAACGAGGTCCGCAGGCTGGAAGGCCTTGCGCCTGTCGAGGGCGGCAACACGCCGCGCACCCAAATGCAGAACGTCCCAATTACGGACGCCGGAAAGGAGAACGGCCAATGAGCCTCCGCAAACTGCCCGAGTTGCGTTGCCCGGAAGGCTTGACCGGCTCCGCTCACACCACCGAAAAAGCTGCAACCATGTTCAAGCGCATGGAGCGTCCGCAGGCCGTAGAGGCCGATGGTTCTGACGTGATCAGCATCCTCGACGTGATCGGCTACGATTTTTGGACAGGTGAGGGTGTGACCGCAAAGCGGGTTGGGGCTGCACTTCGCCAGATCGGCAACAAGCCCGTAACCGTCGTCATCAACTCGCCTGGCGGCGACTTCTTCGAAGGCGTGACGATCTACAACATGTTACGGGCTCATCCGTCGAGGGTGACGGTGCAGATCCTTGGCATTGCTGCATCGGCAGCGTCTGTGATCGCCATGGCAGCTGATGAAATACAGATCGCCAAGCTCGGCTTCATGATGATCCACAACACGCAGTGGGTAGCGGCCGGCGATCGCCACGTCATGAACGAGACCGGCGAGATCATGGCAGTGTTCGATCAAGCTGCGGCAGAGATGTATGCAGAGCGCACGGGCAACAGCGTCGACGACGTGAAGGCGATGCTTGACGCGGAAACGTGGATGGCGGGCCAGGGCGCCGTAGATAAGGGGTTCGCGGACCTTACCGCTGATTTTGATATTCAGGAGGGCGGCGCGACCAATTCCGCGCCCGCTCTCTATCGCCTCGAAGCCGCGCTTGCGTCTGGCAAGCCTCTGCCGCGTGCAGAGCGTCGCAGGCTGATGAAAGAGCTTGTCGAAGGTATGCCGGGCGCTGCCTCCGATCACGTCACGCCGAGCGCTGACCACGATGCAATCGATGCTCTGCGACTGGCAGCGGCACGGTTGAGCCTAACGAGGGCGTAAGCGCCCGTATCAACCAACATCATAGGAGGCCGTTATGGCTGATGAAGTACGCGACCTGCTGAAGCAGGTAACGAACGACCTTTCACGCGTAAACGACGAGTTCAGCCGGAAGGCAGAAGAATGCCTGACCGAGGTCAAGAATACCGGCAAGATGTCGGAACAGACTAAGTCAGAAGTCGACAAGCTGGCGACATCCCAGACGCAGCTTTCGGGCAAGCTCGAAGATCTCCAGGCTCGTCTGGGTGAAGTCGAGCAGAAGGGCGCTCGCCGCGGTGGCAACGCAGACGACGGCATGAGGTCCATCGGGCAGCAGGCTGTCGAAAATCAGGCGATGAAGGACTTCGCGCAGAGCGTTCAGGGGGGGCGGCGCGTCAGCGTCCCGGTAAAGAACGTGATCAGCACCGACATCGCGACCGGTGTCGTGGAGCCGCAGCGCCTGCCTGGCATCGATGTTATGCCGAAGCAGCGGCTGTTCATTCGTGACCTGATCGCCGGCGGCCGCACCACGTCGCCCGCTATCTTCTGGGTGCAGCAGACGGGGTTCACCAATGCTGCTGCGGTTGTCGCTGAAAACACTGCGAAGCCCTATTCCGATATCGAATTCGCCACCAAGATCACGCCGGTTGTGACGATCGCGCATATGTTCAAGGCGTCGAAGCAGATCATGGACGACTTCGCACAGCTGCAGTCCATGATCGATGCCGAAATGCGGTATGGCCTGAAGTACGTCGAAGAGCAGGAAATCCTGTTCGGCTCCGGTACGGGTGGCCATCTAGAAGGTATCGTTCCGCAGGCCTCTGCGTTTGCTCCGGCATTCGCTCCGGCGGCACGCACAGCCATCGATGATCTGCGTCTCGCCATCTTGCAAGCACAACTTGCCCGCCTGCCGATCGATGGCTTCGTGGTCCATTTCACCGACTGGGCGAAGATCGAACTGACCAAGGATACGACCGGCGGCTACATCCTCGCCAACCCTCTTCGTATTGCCGGCCCGACTCTCTGGGGGCGCCCGGTTGTCGAGACGGAGATTCCGCAGTTCGAAGGCGAGTTCCTGGCTGGTGCGTTCCAGACCGGCGCTCAGATCTTTGACCGTGAGGAGGCCAACGTCGTTATCTCCACGGAAAACGTCGACGACTTCGAGAAGAACATGATCTCGGTTCGTTGCGAGGAGCGTCTCGCCCTCGCCGTTAAGCGCCCGGAAGCGTTCGTTACCGGAGCATTCGGTACGGCTGTTCCCGCTCCCTGATCAAGCTCGGCTCATCAAGGAGGGCAACTTCGGTTGCCCTCTCTATGAACCGAAGGAGAGAAGCCATGAAACTCACTGCATTGAAGACATTCCGGCACGGCTCCACCGTGTTCCGGCGCAACAGTCCGGTCGAGATGAGCGATGCGCAAGCGAAGCCGCTCCTCGCCAAAGGCCTCGTCGCCGAGGCCAAGCCTGTTTCTAAGAAGGAGGAGCCGAAGGCTAGGGTGAAGTCCGAAGGCGCGAAGGACGAATGAGCATGTTTCGTCCCGTCCGCGTGACAGCGCCAGCTTCGTTGCCTGTTTCCGTGCCAGACGTGAAACTTGCGCTTGGCGTTGACGGACCCGACCGAGACGCTGAGATCGAGTGGCTGATCAAGGCTGCTGTCGAGCACTACGAAGGCTGGAACGGCGTCCTCGGCATTGCGATCGTGGAGCAGACATGGCGCCAGGATTATGGGCGGTTTGAGGGCAGGATGGGCCTGAAGATTCGTCCAGCCACCTCTATCGCCTCGGTCAAATACCGTAACAATCAAGGTCAGATCGCAACGGTTGCGTCAGCCAATTACTCGCTGCGGCGGGATGGCGACGGTTGCTCCTATGTGCGCTTCATCAATGCCTTCACGGCTCCGGTTGATCTTTACGAGGATGCCCCGGTTTCCATCGAGTATGTCGCGGGCTGGCCTGCGGCGGAGGTTCCGGCAGACATCCAGACTGCGATCATCATGCGCGTTCAGAAGCATCTTGACGAAGCCGCTCGGGAGAACTGGGACTTCCTCGACCGAGCTGAGCGCGAGCTCACCTCCAAATACAGAGCGATGGGGATCTGATGGCGAGCGCACCGACGGCTCAGGAGCTGAACCGCAGGATTACTGTCCAGCGGGCGACGAGCGTTCCGAATGAGTTCAACGAGCAGGTCGAGACATGGGGAGACTTTGCCACTGTATGGGCAAAGCGCGAGGATGCCTCTTCGGGCGAGAAAGAGGCTGCCGGCCAAGTCGGCGCCTTCCTGATGGCACGGTTCACTGTTCGGCGCAGCAGCCAAACTGACGATGTAAAGCAGACAGACCGGATCTCCCACGATGGCGCTGTCTGGTCGATCACTGAGAAGATGGAGCATGCTGACGCGCCACGGCGGTTCCTGGTGATCAAGGCCGTACGGGACGCAGACCATGGCGAAGATGAAGGTCAAGATTGAGGGACTGAAGGAACTCGATCGCGCTCTTGGGCAGTTGCCCAAGGCTACTGCGAAGGCGGCGTTGCGGCAGGTGCTTCGTGATGCTGCTGAGCCCATGGCGCGTGCTGCTCGCCAGATGGCGCCGAAGGACGAGTATCACCTCTACGAAAGCATTGACGTTTCCACAAAGTTGAACCAGCGGCAACGTGCCCTGCACCGGGAAGAAAACAAGCCGACATTCCAGGAGATGTTCATGGGTACGAACGATCCCGCGGGCGTCCAGCAGGAGTTCGGCAATGAGCGCCATACGGCCCAACCTTTCATGCGACCTGCATGGGACACAGAGAAGGTGCCGACGTTGAACCGTATCGCAAATTCTCTGTGGCTCCGCATCGAGCAGGCGGCGCAGCGGCTCGCCCGCAGGGCGGCAAGGGGCAAATAGTGGAAGAGATACTGATCTCCTTGCTGGCCTCAGTCGCTGGTGGCCGGCGCTATTGGCTGCGCAAGCCGCAGACTGTCTCGGGCCGTCCGTACATCCTTCTGCAGCGCGCAACTCGCCTCCCGAATTATCACATGGGTGGTCCATCAGGGTACGTGGCGAGCCGGGTGCAGATTGATGTCTATGGAGACACTTTCACGTCTGCCGAGGCTACCGCAGACGCCGTGAAAGGCCTCCTCTCGGGGTATTCGCAAGGATTGATCCAAGGGATTTTTCTCGACGGAGAAAGAGATTTGCCCGCTGCGGACGCGGGGGAAGTTTCCAGCCTGTTCCGCATCTCACTCGACTTCATCATCCACCATGGAGAAACACCATGACCGACGCCCGTATTGGCTACGGCACCATCTATGAAATCTGGGATGCGTCCCTTACGACGCCTGCCTTTGTCGAAGTGGCAGAGGTCATCAACGTGACGCCTGGCGAAGCTACGGCCGACCGGATCGACGCCACCCACATGCAGAGCCCCAATCGCCGCCGCGAGTACATTTCCGGCCTGATCGACAATGGCGAAGCTTCGTTCGAGATCAACTGGGTGCCCGGGAGCGATACCGACGTGCTTCTGCGCGACCTCTTCGAATCCGGAGAGACGGTAGAGCATCGGATCACGTTCCCCGGTGACGCTCCGCGCCCGACTGTTACCTACGAAGCCTCGATCATCGGCTTCTCGAAGGCTATTCCGATCGATGACCGTATGACGGCCACCATCACGGTCGCGGTCTCCGGCGCTGAAACCTGGGGCACGGCTGCGTAATGGCAAACGACATCCGAGGCGAAGTCAGTTTCAAGGCTCTCGGTAAAGAGTGGACGCTGAAGATGGGGAATGGCGCTGTCCGGCATGCTGAGAACGCGACGGGCAAGACGCTCCCCCAGATCGGCAAGGAACTCTCGAATGAGGCCACGGCATCAATCTCGCTACTTACGCAGGTTTTTTGTGCCGCCCTCAAGCGCCATCATCCCGAAGTCACGATGGAAGTCTGCGATGATATTTTCGACGATATCGGGCAGGCTGAGGCGGGAATGCTGCTGGGTAAGGCCTTCCAGTTGATGCAGCCGAAAGGCGAAACAGGCGGTGAAGTCCGCCCTCCGAAGGCGACGGCTGGATAGACTGGCCGTCGCTGATAGTGACCTGGATCGAAGCCGGCCAGCCATACGAGTTGTTCTGGGATCTCACACTACGGGAGGTCACCATGATCCTCGAAGGGATAAACCGGGGCATCCGGAGAGCTCGCGACGAGAACATGGTTCTCGCTTGGCATATCGAAGCCTTGGCACGTCAAAAGAAGCTCCCAAAGCTGAGCGACATGCTGAAGGCCGAGAAGAAGCCGACAGGTAGACGCCAGACGCCAGAGCAGATTGAAGCCACCGTTCGCGGTTGGCTCGGATCCCGATACAGGAAATAGCGACAATGGCGAATGCTGTCATCGGTGCCCTCAGGGTCAACCTTGGGATAGACACTGCGCAATTTACCGAAGGGCTGAAGGGCGTGCAGGCGTCCATGGCGCGCCTCGGCAAGCAGATGCAGGGTTGGGGTGCGTCGCTGTCGACCTACATCACCGCTCCGCTCGCGATCGCCGGCGGCGCGGTCGCTGCGGCTGCAACCAGCATGGCCAAGGATATCGACGAGCTGCGCAAGGCGGCACAGATCTCCAATGTCGGGTTCGAGGAGTTCCAGAAGCTTGCGTTTGCCGCAAAGTCGGTCGGAGTCGAGGGCGACAAGCTCTCGGATATCTTCAAGGATGTGAACGACAAGGTCGGTGACTTCATGGCCACCGGCGGCGGGGAGATGGCGGACTTCTTCACGAACATCGCCCCGAAAGTCGGTGTAACGGCCGAAGCTTTCAAAAGCCTTTCCGGCCCGGAAGCGCTTCAGCTCTATTACGACACCTTGCAGAAAGCCGGTGTCAGCCAGCAGGAGATGACCTTCTACCTGGAGGCCATCGCCGACGAGGCGACCGCCCTTATTCCTTTGCTCCAGCAGGGCGGCGAGGGATTCCGTCAGCTCGGCGCCGGTGCGGCGGTGATTTCCGAAGAACAGGCCTCGGGGCTGAAGGCCTACAATGACGCGATGCGGGCGCTGAGCGAAGCGGTCAAGGGTTTGACGATCGCGCTCGCCACCAGCGGCATTCTTGAATTCGTGACAGGGCTGGTGACGCACCTCACATCTTTTGTCCAGGTGCTTGGCCAGACCAACCCTGAAATTCTCAAATGGGGCGTCGTCATCGGCGGTGTTGCGGCTGCCATCGGGCCGGTTGTGGTTGGGCTGGGGCTCCTCCTCACCGCGATGTCCGCGATCAGCGCTCCTGTTCTGGCCGTAGTTGCCGCGATCGCAGCGACGACGGCAGGGATTATTGCCCTCTACCAGGGGCTCCAGATTGCCATTCCCTACCTCCAGCAGTTTGCCGGAGAAGTCTGGGCGCAGATCAAAGCGGGCGTCGAGAGCGCGTCGCAGGCGTTCATCGCCTTCAAGGATCGGGTGGTGCAGATCGCCTCCGATATCCTGAACGCCTTTCTGGCGTTGCCGGGCAAGATGGCCGAGATAGGCGGCCAGATTGTAGACGGACTATGGCAGGGCATCCAGGCTAAGTGGGAAAGCGTCAAGGCAGGTGTTGTCGGACTTGCCGACAGCATCACCGGCAGCATCAAGAGCACACTCGGCATCCATTCGCCGTCGCGCGTCATGCACGAGGTCGGTCAGAACATTATGCAGGGCCTGAACAACGGCATGCAAAGCGTTGATGTTCAGGGTGGCGTGGTTGGTGTTGCCGGCCAGATCGAAAGCACTTTCCAGGGCATAGGCTCCTCAATCGGCGCGGCGATCTCTGGCACCAAGGAATGGTCTGACGTCCTGAAGGATGTTCTTCGCCAGATTGCCAGCGCCGCCCTTCAGGGTGCGGGTGGCGGTGGCGGGATCGGCGGCTTCTTCACTGGGTTCCTCGGCAGCCTGTTCGGCTTCGCTAATGGAGGCCAGTTTCAGGTTGGCGGGGCAGGCGGCGTGGATAGTCAGCTAGTTGCCTTCAAGGCTTCACCGAATGAGACGGTGACCGTATCGAAGCCAGGCCAGCGCGCAGGCGGAAACCTGGTCTACGCTCCGGTGATCAACGCTCCGAACTCCGATGCCGCGGGAATCGCACGGCTGGAGCGCCGGATCGACGAGCAGTATCGGAGCTTCGGCAAGATGGTCGACGCTCGAAACAATGTTCGGCAAACGCGCGGCACGAGGGGTTGATGGCAAGATTGCTGAACTGGCCGAATGGTCTCGGCATCCGGTCTCGCAAGCCATTGACTGGGCCGCGAGCGAAGGGCGCCACCGCCCGGCAGGAAACGACCGGTGGGCGCTATCAAGCGGTGTCGTCTCCGTTCGGATACTGGAAATATGAGTTCGTACTTCCGGTAGCAAAAGGAAGGCTCTACCGGCGCATCGAGGGCTTCGTCACGGCTTTGCACGGCGGCGCCAATGCCGTGCGCGTGGATTGGCCAGTACCGGACGGCATGACGTTTTCGGAGGCCGGTGCCTACTTCACCAAGGCCCAGATCACGAATGGGATGCCATGGCTTAACGGTCAGCCTTGGTCGAACGGCGAGAACTGGAGCGCTTCCCCGCCGAACGTGCCGGTGGCGGCGGCAGCCGCGATCGACACAACTATCATCTCGCTCGCTTCACCGTTCTGGGGTCGAGCCTTGGGCACAGGTGACGAAATCGGTTTCTTTCCGTTCCACTTCGGGAAGTACATGGTCACCGAAGTGATGGATCCTGGCCGATATAGGATCTGGCCACCGCTTCGGAAGGCGATCACGACTGACGACTTTGCCACCTTGCGTCCGGTACTCGCCATGACGCTCGATGCTGAAGGCGCTGCGGATCTCTCGCGCGGCGTGGATGTGGGGCAAGAGACGACCCTCATCCTCTCAGAAGTCTTTGACTACGACGTTCGCGACTACTTCACGGACTGATCCCATGGCCGACCGGATAGACGAGATCAAGGCGATGAAGCGCATCGAGCTTGCGCGCCTGCATGCCGGCGAACTGAACCGCGCCCTGTTTCCCGACGAGCGGCATGACGATGACATTTCCGGCGACGAAAAGGCGGAGATGCAGATGACGGTGTCCGAGCTCGTCGAGCAGCACCGGCGAGAACTTTCCGCCTGGGAAGAGGCAAACGGCTGATCCATGGCTCTTTTCAATGATGAGGACCGGGCGTTCCTGCGGCGCCCGCACATAGCCCGTGCATGGTTTGCGGAGCTTGGCCTGCCCTCGGGCACATGGCGCCTGCACAATGGGGTGGGACGGAAGACCGTCGGTGGCCATGAATGGCGCGGCGTGTCCGATCCGGCCGGCCAGCAGCTCGTTTCCATGTCGGCTGTCGAGGATCCCCGGTTCGGTCAGGCTGCCAAGGTGGATATCGTTCTTTCCGGCGTGAACCTCGATTTCCTCCGATCCGTGAAGGACCAGGCGCGCCAGACCGAAGGGGCGCTTGCAGACCTCTATTGGTGCGCCTTCGACCAGGAGACGCAGGAGGTTTGGGCCGGAGGGTTGAAGAAGCTCTTCCCTGGCTTCCTTTCTGCGCCGAAGCGCCAAAGCCAAGGGATTGGCATACGCACGGTGTCCTTCACCGTCGAGACGCTCTGGCAGAGCCAGAACTTCGTATTCGGTGGCTCCTGGACGGATGCCGACCAGCAGCGCCGCTATCCCGGCGACAAGGGGCTTCAGTTCGTGGGCGTCAAGGTGACGGAGATCATAAAGGCATGATCGACGAGATGCTGAAGAACTACCTTGCCGAGGCTGTCGATGCGCCGATGGCGTGGGGCGAGAGCGATTGCACCATGTGGCCGGCACGATGGGTGGAGAAGGCGAGGGGGATCACCTTCCAGGTTCCCGTGTACCGGACCCGCGACGAAGGGCATGCCCTGATGGCGAAAGCCGGATCGCTGGTCTCGCTCTGGGACGAGGGGCTTTCGGGTAGCGGCATCATGGAAACGTATGCGCCGGAGGCCGGCGACGTGGGCGTGATTGCGAGCCATCTGCATGGCCAGTGCGGCGGCATCTTCCTCGACGGCGGATATTTCGCGTGGCGAGCCGAGCCGCAAGGCTACCGGATCCTGAGGCCGCGCCAGAATACTATTCTTAAGGCCTGGTCCATCCGATGAAGCTGACAAAGCTCCTGCTGACCTGCAGCGCCTCCTACGCTGCGATGACAGCGCATGCCTTCGCCGATCCCGTTTCGGTCATCGCGACTGCCATTCACGGCTTCCTGCTGTCGAGCACAGCCATATCGGCGGCCCTGACCGGCACGCTTGCGACGATCGCTGCCAATGCGCTGGTCTATGGTGGCCTGGCCGCTGCAACCCTGTTCGGGCGCAAGCAGGGGGGCGCGGTGAAGCCGTCGGACGCCAAGAGCAACTTCGAGACGGGCGAAAGCTCGGTGATCGAAGGCGTCGGCCGTGTTCGCGTCGGTGGCCTGAAAGCCTTCGGCAACACGGATGGCAGCACGCGCGCCCGGATGATCTGCCATCTTCAGGGGCCGATCGATGCCATCGAGCAATATTATCTCGGCCAGCGTGAGGTGACCGTCGAATCGAATGGCGATGTCAGCTCGCCTCCCTGGGCTCGTCCTGGTGGCTCCTGGGCGAACTGGCAGACGAAGATCGGCACGGGAGCAGAAACGGCATGGGCGGGGCTCATGTCGCTGTTTCCCGACCGCTGGACCTCGGCGCACCGGGCGCGCGGCATCGCCCAATCGCAGCTGCTTTTCTACAATCCGGGGCTCGCCGAGGAAAAGTATCTAAGCCTCTACCAGGGCGGCGCACCGGAAGCGGAGGTCATTGCTCGAGCCGCGAAGGTCTACGATCCGCGCACTGGCCAGACGGATTGGTCGGACAACGGCATCCTCGTCTGTGCTCATGTGCTTCGCCGTGATCCTGCCTTCACGTTCGATCGCTTCGATTGGAACCTTATCGCCGCCGAGGCCACCAAGGCGGATGCGCTGGTGCCGACAAAGACCGGCACGGAAAAGCGGGCGCGCGCCTGGGGCATGTGGGCCTGGGAGAGCGAGCGAGGCGAGACGATGAAGCAGTTCCTCGATTCCATCGGTGCGGAAATCCGCATGACGGAAGAAGGGAAGATCTACTTCGAACTGATCGACGACGTCATTGCGCCGGAGATCGATTTTACGCCGGAGGATATCTACGACTACTCTTGGGCTTCCGGCCCCGAGGCAGTTTCCCGGCCGAACATCTGCCGCGTGAAATACTACTCGCCGGAGAGGCTCTTCGAGATCGCGGAAATCAATCTCGATGGGATCGCCTGGGCGCGGATTGATGACGAGGTGGAGAAGTACGGCCCGAAATATTTCGATGTCGAGCTTCCCTTCTGCCCTTCGGCCTCACAGGCGCAGCGGATTGCGCGCCGCAAGTTTGCACTGGAGCGGGCTGATCGCGGAACGATGATCACCAACATGGTCGGGCTGGCCGCATGGGGACTGCTCTACGCGGAAATAACGGAGCCCGATCTCGGCGACGTGGAAACCGTGCGGATCGAGCCACCGCGCATCGACGACGATAACGGGTCGGTCGAGATACCCTTCGTTGTCTGGCCGGCGCTGACGCCATGGAACCCGGCAACCGATGAGGCCAATGCGCCGGAGCAGGTGCCGGAGCTCGGCTACGAAACCGACATGGAGACGCCGAACCCGCCGAATGCGGCGCTGCAGATCACCTATCCGGACGGCACCAAGGAGTTCCGGGTTGGCTTCAGCCTGCCGGATCAGGATTACGACATCGCGGAAGCCACCTATCGCGCCTACACGGATGGGCTTCCGGGCTCCTGGCAGAGCATGACGGAGCGGCCGAGCGCCAGCAATGCGACATTTGCGTATGACAGCGTCGATATGCAGGGCCGCGAGATCGATGCGCGGGTGCGTGTCTTCAACGGGGATGATGGTAGCTACTTCTCCGATCCGCTTCACACCACGGTCGGCGTGAACAACGCAGCTCCTGGCGCTCCGGATCTGATCAGCGGCGGGGTTAGCTCCACCGACAGCAACGTTTCTCTGAGTGTGGTCGTCACGGCGAGTGAGCTGCGTGCTGCCTCCATCCAACTGGAGCGCCGAACGAGCCTCCTGCCCACTCCGACATGGGAGGTCATCTCCCGGCAGAAGGTACGACCAAAACAGGAGCTGACCTTCGCGCATTCGGTCAACGTCACCTCCGGTACCATCGTCTGGCGGATGCAGACGCTTACCAGTGATGGGGCCGGAGGCTCATACCTCAACTTCAGCGGATCGCCGTCCGGTGGCGGCGGTGGCGGTTAAACCTAAAACTCAAGGAATCTTTGAATGAGCATCTTCACGAAGCTGGCTCAACAAATCTTCGCGCCTGTCGACGAGAACGGCAACCCGCGCGCGATTTCCGAACAGGAAGTCGGCGTCTGGGGCACGGAGGTTGAGGCGCTAGTCAACGCCTTCGTCTCTACTGGCGGTCTCATCTATGCGAGCAAAGCTGCGCTTGATGCCGATCTGGCAAAGCCAGCGAACACCATGGCATGGGTGATGGGCGACCCTGTCGCCGCCAATAACGGCATCTACGGAAAGGTTGGTGCGTCCGGTGGCGGTTCATGGGCTCGCCGCGGCGACCTTCCTTTTAGCTTCATCATCGCTACCAATGCAGGTGCAGGTACACCCAACGCCATCCAGGCGACAACGAGCATCCCGGCTAGCAACTCGGCGCTAATCTGGATGAACATCGCAGAGACGAATACCGGCTCACCTGTCACGGTGTCGTTCAACGGCGGCTCGGCGCTGACGATCAAGACGAATAGCGGAAATGACCCGGCGCCGGGAGGGCTGGTCGCCGGCATGATCGTACTTGGCGTCGTGGCTGGCTCCATGTTCCGACTTGTAAGTGACCAAGCGAGCGCGGCAATCGTCGCTCTGGCGGAAGCAGCGGCCGCAGCGGCTGAAGCTGCCGCGGCGAGTATCATAGACAAGACCTTCGTCTCTGTCGCGCAAGCCTCGACAGCGACAATCGACTTCAATGCCAAGCGGTTGGCTACCCAGTTCTACTCGCCTCTCTTCGCGGACCTGACGACGCTTTATGGCGGCGCCGCTTACCGGAGAGCTAGACTTGCGGAGCTAGGCAGCTATCCGCCATCCTCCTACTTCCGATCCGCTGACCGCTTTATGCCAGACGGGTCGACAGACTCGACGAATGGAGGTTACTGGCTGCTCGACGAGGTCGTCGTCAACCCATACATGTTTGGCGCCTTGCGGGGCAGATCGAATTCTAATGACACGACATCCGCGCTGCAGGCGATGTTCAACTACTGCGGAGTTTCGCGAGCGGGTTATGATCTCCTGGGGGGCTCGTGGTTCATCAGCGGCGATGGACTTGTTATCTCACAGCCAGTCAAAGGGGTTGGTCGTGGCGCCGGCTATTGGCATCCGAAACCGCCGAACGCTAATGATGGCCTGTCGACAATCGCGCCGACGCAGATAGTTGCTACCGGTATTGGCAATCGGGTTCATTCCGTTCACGGCGTGTCCTCCATGCGAGTATCTGGCGGTGTAGTGACCAATCCCTCCGCGGCGACCGGATACAATGATACGCAATATTCGCTCACCAGTTTCATGAACCCTGTAAGCGACGGGGCGTCCGCGCGTTCGCCGCGAATGTTCTCTGCGGCTCTTTGGGTAAAGCCGACGGCAGCAAGCTCCGATCTGAGTGGTTTTCGGCTTATCACTGACGGCGGCGGCGACGATGGCATGGATCTTTGGCTCGTGCCAGGCAACTCCAGCACGCCGTGGGCGGCCGACTGGGATTGCGGCATCGTGCTTGAGATGGCGTGTGATGTCCGGTTGGCAAATGCCGATCTAGTAGGCCACTGGCGTATGTACGCTGAGCTCGTATTGGCTATACCGGCGAACCCGAGTGATCCTGCGATACCAGCGATCTTCGGAGCCCAGCATGCGAACTGTACCTTTGCCGGTCGCGTCGGTGTCGGCGTCCGGGGCGCCGACATGTGGAAGGTTACCGCTGTAGGGGCCGATTGGTTGGAGTTCGATTGGGCTGACGACCATCCATTCGACGCGTCGGTCTTCAACCGGATCGGTTACGGGAATGGAAGCTTCACTCTGGCGGGCAATACTACATTCGCAGGTCAAAGCAAGGTTGCCGGCAAGCTCCGCCTCACCGGTGTCGCGTCCACGGCGGCTATCTCAGTTGGTGACCAGGTGACCACCCGCGTAGCTGGTGGCGGCACCTCGCATCTGAAGTGGGATCATGATTGCCGCTTCAATGGCATTCACCACACGTCCGGCAGGATGATGCACGACCAGGCGCTTGGCGCGAACTCTTTCAGTAGCCCGAGCGCGGTGATTGAGGTTTCGGGCTGGCGCTGCACAGAGTTGCAGTTCTTCGGGGCAGTCCAGACGATTGAGGAGGTCGCCCTACAGGCTCATGCCATGTCAGCTTCGGTCTTCGTGATGGATTGGGAAGCGAATGCGTCTGCGGACGGCAAGACTGGTGCGCGCATCATCACCAGCCCCCATGAAGCGGCAAACACCCGAGTAACCAATCCAGCAGGCAAAACGCAGTACTGCGTAATCGATAGCGTGCGCGGAGCGCGGAACGAGACTGGCATCGACTTCGGACCTCGATACACTGCGAATGCCCCGAGCGTCTTCGGTTCAGACACCGGCCTCATGGAGGGCTTTGACCTCCAGACGCCTAGCTTGCTGATCGATGCTCATGGTGACAATGGGACGGGATCTAACCCGACCGCATCGGGTATCCGCACCATGATAGGCATGCTGGCGGGCATCCTTGGGGCCGATGGCGCGCCCAAGTTCGTTTACTCAAATGAGGATGACAAGCTATTCGCGTATGAGCACCTTTTCCCGGATTCAGATAATATGCGGGATTTGGGCGACAGTTCTCATCGGTTCAGGTCAATTTATGCCCTGCAGTACCGATTTGCTGGTGGGGCGAATTTCATTTCGGCTGGTGTTGGGTCTCCCGAGGGGGCCGTAACTGGTCCCGTCGGCTCTCTCTACCTCAACCTTTCGGGGGGCGTGACGACGACGCTTTATGTGAAGACTTCCGGAACGGGCAACACCGGATGGACAGCGAAATAGGAGGGGTGTCTTCTATTTCGTCTCATGCAGGCGGTCATCGAGTTCGGTCAAGAAGGCGCGCAACTCAGGAATTTTCTCCACGGGGGTGTCAAGAAACATGGCAACCTCCATAACGACTTCCATCGAGAAGCTGTTACTGAGGAAATTCTCCACAACTGGTGCGGCGTTGTCCCGCACTTTGTTCTCACGATTAGCGATTTCAGAGAGAGCTCTGTAAATCCGATCGTCCTCCCGGACCTTGCGAACCACTCGGGCCGCAATTTCTTCGACCCTCTCCTCTAAATCGATGCCCCCGGCAGGGTCGGTAGCCGGCGCACCGAAGCTCTGCTCAAGTCGAGCCAAAATTTCAGCGTGCATGGTCAAGCCGTGTTCGGCTGCCGCCGCATCGATTTTCGCATAGAGCCCTTTAGGAAGGCGGAGGCTTGTGCGCGTGATCTCGTTTTCTTTTTCCATTTTGGCGTCATTTTGGTGCTTGACGTCATTTTGACGTCTGATAGGGTTGTGACGTCTAAATGACGTCAATGAGGAGTACCATGGAAAAGGTTAAAAGATCTAGCCTGACGCTACGCCTACCGGAGCCGTTGAGGGCGTGGCTTGCCCATCGCGCGAGAAGGAACTTCACCTCAATCAACGACGAAATAATTCGACTGATAAAAGAATACCAAGAAAAGGAAAAGGGCGAAGCACCGGCCTAGGAAACCCGCTTCGCCCTTTATCGAGCAATCAAAACTCAGAGGAGTTTTAACATGCATCAGCATGATATCAGACCCGCGGCCAATTTGGCAACAACCCGCCGATCATTACTCGGAGTGGGCGCTGCTATTCTCCCGACAGCTTTTTTACCGGAGCCTGCGGCAGCGGCTGAATGCGAATACGAGCGAGTTCGTAGGCTTTCCCGGGAACTGTCGGCGGCTTTAACACAAATTCCGGAATACGAGTATGTGCTGGTCCGGCCGGATAAGGAGGATTTTCCCATTTTGGTTGGCTATGGTGGTATCACGGCTGCGCATAGTATGGCCGCCCTCCACCTTTCCGAATTCTGCAAAGTTACAAGCCGAATTGACACCCGCATCAAAAAGTGGCGCGTGACGCAACCGGTCGAGGATGATCCTCATACAAGCGAGCGGTTTGTCCTAATTGGGTCTGTGAGTTGATCGGATGGCTACCAAAAAGGAAGAGGTAGGTATAGAGCTCCCACCGCTGGATATTCGGCTTATGGAAGTAACTGTCATCGGCGACAGCCCGCTCATCGTTCATGCCTGGTCTGAAAAGGCCAAACGTCAAATGCTCGACAAGCAGATGAAGAAGGCGAGGCAGGCAAAGGAAGCGAAAAGTCCCCGAGCCGATTTTGAAGCGTCCCTTTATCGTCTTGGCGATGGTTTCGGGTTTCCGTCTATCGGCTTCAAAGCCGCAGCGGTGACGGCGTGCTCGTCAGTGGCTGGAATCACGAAGGTTGCCGCGCGGCAGGCCTTTCATATCCTGGGCGAAGACGTGGACATAACGGGGGCATTTGAAGGAACAAAGGCTCGGGTAAACCTTGTCCGCATTGAAGGGAGCAAGCCATCCATGCGCGAAGACATGGTCAGAATCGCTATGGGAACCGCTGATCTACGGTACCGAGGCGAGTTCGCCGACTGGCATGCGAAGCTGCTGGTTCGATACAATGCCAACGTTTTGTCAGAGTCCCAACTGCTTAACATCATCAATGTTGCCGGTTTTGCTGTCGGTGTTGGAGAGTGGAGACCTGAGAAGGATGGTATGAACGGCATGTTCCATGTCGCGACTGAGGCCGACATGAAGAAGCTGGAGGCCGTGTGATGCGGATAGCCGGTTTCGAATTCGCAGAGGGTGCCCGGTTCCAGCCGGGTAATCACCCTGATGCCGATGTGGTTGGTCGCCACATCGAAATGCTGCGGGAGCGGTTCAAGGGGGAGCTTACCCCGCAAGACATCCTTGACGACGCCCGGCATGACAATTCGCCGCTGCATTCTTTCTTCGAGTGGAACGATGGTGCGGCAGCCGAGCAGTACCGACTCCAGCAGGCGAGGGGCCTCATCCGAGCGGTGGTTGCCGTGTACGTCCAAGAAGACAAGCCGGCGGTACGGACAAGGGCATACGTGCACGTCCCGGAGCCCTCAGCCCCGCACTACCGTGAAGCTTCCCACGCCATGTCTCAGGCGAAGACGAGAAAGCTGGTGCTTCAAAGAGCCATGAATGAGCTGAAGGCGTGGCGCGCTCGATATAAAGACCTGGAGGAGTTCGCGGCCCTGGTGCAGATCATAGATACCATCGATGCCGACTTTCCTACGTCCCTCAAGATAATCAAAGGCAAGTAGGTTAAGGGTTACGCCGGGAGTTCCCATCAACCTCGGGCGCCGGATTGGCGAACATGGCAGGCAAGGCTAGGCTAGGTCCGGCAGGCTTCGGCTCGGAATGGCAGGGTAAGGCTGGTGTGGTTAAGAGGGCGGCTAACTACTGCCCTCTCACTGTCTCCAGCTAAAACTTAGGGTTGGCAAGAGCCACAAATTGCGCTTCCTTGAACTCCAAAAAAGGGGGGCGCTATGGAACGAGATGATTCCATGTTGAGAATTGAATTCAAAAATACGAAACCAATCGAGCTTGTGGACCTGACGGTGAGCTTCACCGCATTGGCGGAATCATTCCGGGACTTCGCGAATAAATCGGGCGATCCCCTTGCTAACAATCTTCGGCTTTACGTAAAGGAAATAAAATCCGGGAGCGTCATAGCTGACCTAATTGCGTTTGCGGATCAAGCTCAGTGGCTGCTGAAGCACGCAGACGTGCTCGCAGGCTTCGTCACCAACACGAATGATCTGGTGAATCATTTCCTAGGGAAAAACGATGCCCGAATGGAGCCGACGCAGCGGCAAGCGAAGCAGATCGCTCAGTTCGTGGAGCCGGTGGCGAAAGACTTTGGGTCTCAATTGAATATGAACGTGATGGAGGGAGCCATAGTGCATATCCACCAACACTTTCACATCAACGGCATCGAGGCGAACGCAGTTCAAAACGGCGTTGCGAGATTTCTGGGGCCACAGCTACCGGCATCCAAGGTTCTTGCAGACCAGCTCATGGTTTTGGAGCAGGTGAAGAACGATGCGCTGGCAAAGTCGGGCGACCGAGGCATCATCGAGGCTGTCTCTACAAAGCCCGTGAAACTCCAGTTTTCAAGCGAACAGGCAAAACGGTCTGTACTTGAAATGCACGAAAATCCGTTCGAATGCGTTTTCCAGGTCAATGTAGAGGTGAGGTCGTCGGGAGGACGGCCAGTTCTGTACCGAATACTGGATGTATCCGAAATAATTCGCCCCGACGAAGATTAACCCTGAAAGCTGGCGTGTCCGGTCAGAGTGGCTTGGATTTAGGCGACTCTCAGGCTGCGTGAGCTGCCTTCTCTACGGCGTCTGGATTTTCTTCGATTACCTTGAGAAGGAGACGACCGGCCGGATCGGGTTTCCGCCTGCCTTGCTCCCAATTGTTCATGGTAGAGGCGGGGATACCAAATCGCTTTTCGAATGCCTTTGTCGATCGCGCATAACGTTTACGGATTTCCTTAATGCGGGAAGCAGGCATAGGGTCGACGTTGCGCACTTCCAAGGCTATTTCGCCGCGCTTCCATGCCAAGGCTTCCTTGAGACCTTCTTCAATGGAGAGCCCCAATTCCGTACGGTCGTCATTCATCTTCTAACTCCTTCAGCAAGGAAAGGATCGCTTTCCGGTCGGACGCGGAAAGATCGGATTTCTCATTCTTCGGGTAGGCAGTGATCATCAGCGCAGCATCTTCACCAATCATCAGATAGTAGATCGCGCGGCCGCCACCGCTCTTTCCTCTGTTGCCAATCGCAAACCGGATTTTGCGGACACCCTTTAGGCCTTGAATAAGGTCTCCCTTTTCGGGGAAGGAGACGATTACCTGTTCAAGTTTGTCGATATCAGAATTCGATACCGACATGCGTTTGAGTGCCTTGATGTACCCGCTCGTGCGAATGATCTTCATGGCTGTTTATTGCGCCAATGGCGTAATAAGTCAACACGAAGTTGAATTGTTCCCGAGTGATGCGGACTTAGTCAAAAGAGGCCTGGGAGCGGTTCTGGACGCTCTCAGGCCTCGTTGCTGCGACTAAGTGACAGCAAGGACGTCGCAGCAGGGGAGCGGTGATCGAACACTCGCTCCGGATCGCGGCAGACTTGGGGAAGGGGCCGCGATAGGCCTCAAACCTCGCCGCACATAAACCGTTCCAATCAACACGGAGAATTTGATGAACCTCGTGCCGAACTGGCGACGGGTGCTGAAACGCGCCTGGTCGATCCGGTTGATGATCCTTGCCGGCATCCTATCGGGGCTGGAGGTGATCTTCTCTCTCCCCGACATCGCTGACCGCCTCGACTGGCCGCAAGGCATCTTCGCGGCGCTATCCGGCCTCACCACGGCGGCAGCCTTCGTTGCTCGCCTTCTTGCCCAACATGGAGTTGACGATGAAGCAGACGACGAAAAGCCGTCTTAAGAAATCCGGTGCGCTGATGGCTGCTGCCGTTGCCCTCGTCGGGGCATGGGAGGGGCTTCGTACGGTAGCGTACCGGGATATTGTCGGGATCCCCACGGTCTGCTTCGGGGAAACCCGCGGCGTGACGATGGGCGACCGGTACACGGTCGAGGAATGCAAGGCCATGCTCGGCGACGGGCTGGTGGAGTTCGAGGCCGGGATGAGGAAGTGCCTCACCAACCCGGACGCCATCCCCGACAAACCCTATGTCACCTTCCTTTCGCTCTCCTACAACATTGGGATCCGCGCCTTTTGTGGATCCACCGTGGCACGACGGGCAAATGCCGGTGACATCCGAGGGGCCTGCAACGCCATCCCGATGTGGAACCGCGCCGGGGGCCGCGTGGTGCAAGGCCTCGTCAATCGCCGTGCCGATGAGAAGCGCATATGTCTGGAGGGTCTTAAATGATCCTCAAGCTCGTTCCCGATGCGGTCAAGCTGCCGGCCGCTGTCCTCGTGGGCGCTGGCCTCATGTTCTTCCCCGCAAAATGGCTTGGTCAGTCTGAAGGCAAGCAGATGGCTGCTACCGCCTCGCTGGTGAAGTCCGTCGAAGTTCTCCGAGAAAGGAACACGATCGATGAGGAAGTGTCTTCTTCCGATGCTGTTGCTCTGTGCAGTTCTTACGGGCTGTCAGACGACGACCAAGCAGAATGCGTGCGACGGGTTCAAGAAGCTGACGCCCAATCTCGAAACGACGGTGACGATGCTCCGGAGCGACCGGCCGTTTGCAGACCAGGTCGCCAGCCATAACCGGTTCGGTGTGGCGCAGGGCTGTTGGAATTGAACAGCGACGAAATCAAGGCCGGCTGCAGCTACAGGGGCTGCAACGGGGCGATCTACCATGTCGAGCGGGTGGAGAGGGGGACCGTCACCTTCACCGTCGACAGGGGCATGGTGAGGGTGTCGATCGACTTGGACACCTTCGCAGGGCTGATGACGCATGAACTGAAAGGGCGTGGGAGCTGATGGGAAGCGATGATATGCCAAATGGAAACGACCACCGCATTTATACCGACGCCGTAACCGCCCAGCTCGGCGAACGCGTCACCAACCTTGGACGCCGGCAGACCGATATGGAATCGGAGATGCGAGCCGGCTTCAAGGCGATGGAATCTGCCGTCACGTCACTGGCGAACGAGACGAGAGCTTCGATTGCAGCGTTGTCGACGAACCTCGCCGAGCGGAACAAGCCTCAGTGGCAGGCGCTCGGCGTGGCGCTCACCTTCGCGGCCATGCTCGGTGGCCTCGCGTATCTGCCCATCCGGGAGGCTACCACAGACCTAAAGGCGAGCGTCTCTTTGCTTGCCGATCGGATGGTGAGCCAAAAGGAAATGGAGTGGCGAACGGCGCGTTCGGCTGAAGACCGCGCGCGGACGGACGCCGGCGTCAAGGAGCTTCGTGATGCTCAGGTACCGAGGGAAGAGCTCGACCGCGTGTTCTCGAGCTATGATCAACGCTTCCTGGATCAGCAGCGGCAGCTCGACGACGTGAAGCAGGCGCAGGGCAACGTCTACGGCGCGAGGGACATCCTGCTTGATCTGAGGGAGCGGATCGATCGCATCGAGCGGCAGCGACTTTCCTCGTCCGGTTCTTAGAGACGCGAACGCCGTCATGTGTTCGCTCGCATGGTCTCACTTGTTCTGTAGTGCGTCGTCTACGTCGGCAGTCCATACTTTCAGGGACTGATCGACAATGTCGATGGATGCGGTGCCTTCAGGCAACGAAGCGCGCACTTGGCCATATGTAGCTCTGGCGGCCTGCATATATTCCGGCCATCGCCCCTCATCGTCGTGGAGATCGGCGGCGATGGCTCGTGCAATACGCTCGATGATCTTACTCAAGGCGGGATCTCCAAGATCACGGGTGATCGACTTCCTTCCGATCCCAAACCGTGGCAACGATGCTCTTCATCACACGTGTTGTGTTCGGATGCTGAAACGGCTCACTGAGGTTGCAGATCCGGCAAGTGTGATCCGGCTCCACCGCAGCCGCAAAGCATTGCGTCCGATCCACGGCCTCTCCCGATGCTCCTCACATACCCAGCCGGTATTCTCGCAATTATCGCACTCGACCATCGCACAAACAAACTCAGCTACACCGCGCCCAAACTTGCGAGAGGCGGCGGAGTTCCTAGCCGGTCAAGACTGCGCCGACGATTCTCGGTTCGGCCAATGCGGGTAGTGCTCCGCGCACCACCAGGTCATTGGCTCTGCTTTGGTCCTGGCGAAACCAAGCCCTCCCCATTTTTCCGCTGCCCGGAATGCAGCAGTAGTGGTTCTCGTGGATAGAGGCGCCCGGTTGGGTGGTTCGGCTTTCGTCAGCCAT